TCAAGAACCTATTTATAATGCTGAAAAATTAGGTATGGTATTTGATTACTATTGTGAAATACTTGCAGAAGTAAACGATAAAATAGGAAATCATCCTAGTTCTTTAACTTCTTTCTGCAAAATGGCAGGCATTACCCTTAATACATTAAGGTCATACAAAAATAGCGATGATTATAATATGAGAGTAGTTGCCGAAAAAATATATGACCAAATAGGTGACGAAAATGTAACAATGTCACAAATGGGAGTTGTTAGAGAAAGAAGCACAATATTTAAAATGAAATCTCAAAATGAAATGGTAGAAAAAAATCAACCACAAGTAAAAGTTAATGTAAATGCAGATATAGACTTAAATAAAATCAATGAAAGATTAGATAAATACAAAAATAAATATTTTAAGTCTGTGACTACTGGATATAAAAAGGTTAATTAATGGATAGTAATGAAGTTTATAAGACAATAGATAAAATATTAACTATACTTGAGGGGAACTTTAAATATTCTTTTGGTGAGAAAATACCATATGAAGAAATATACGAAATGACAAATGATTTATATGACCTATTTAACGCATATGAAAGCAATACTGAAAAATGTGGGAAAATAGTTATAGATAGATATATACCATTATTGGGATTAGTAAGTTACGAAAAGCAATTAAAATATGCTTATAAATTAGGTGCTAGAGTAAGTTTAGAACACTATTTCATTTATAGAGAATGGGATTTCCCAGAAAAAGATAAATTTTTTGCTCCTAGATTTCCAGCGATTAGTGGTTATATACATTTTTTACAAGAAATAGTTGTGAACCCAAAATTCACTGACCTTATATTTAATGCCCCTGCTGGTTTTGGTAAAACATTCCCAGAAAAAATAACAGAAGCATGGTCTTATGGAATAGACCCTACAGGTGCTATTTTATCTTTGTGTTCAAATGATACAGTTGTTAAAAACGGTAGTGCTTTAGTAAGGCAAGAAATGAAAAGCGACTGGTTTGGAGAAGTTTTTCCAAAAATGAAATGGGATAAAGATGATAAAGACTATTTTCTTAAAGAAACAGACGGAGATTGGAAATTAAGAGATTGTAAATTAGGTGCTAGTTATAATGCTTCTACTTGTAATTCAAATGTCATAGGGCAAAGAGCAAATAAATGGATTCATATAGACGACTTATACAAAGGATACAAAGAAGCAATGAATCAAGAATTAAATTTACAATATTATAACGATTGTCAATTATCATGGAGAACTCGTTATGTATTAAGTGCTGTACCTAAAATGGTAATTACTGGTACATTGTGGGCTAGTGGAGATTTTATAGATATGGAAATTAAGCAACTAATGAAAGAACATAAGTTCCAAAAGCATCCTAAATATAAGTATGTACTAATAAGTGAAGATGGTAGTTGTGCAATTATTCAATTACCTGCTTTAGATGAAAATGGAGAAAGTGTATTTCCAGAATTAAAATCTACAGAAGAATTGTTAAAAATAAAAAGTAGAATTGACGAATATTTATGGGAAAATAACTATATGCAACATTCTACAGACCCAGAAGAATTTATTTTTAGTTATAACAATTTAAGAACTTACGAAACAATACCTGAAACTGATTATAAAGGTGCATATGCTGTAATAGATGCCACAAGAAAAAGTGGAAAAGACTTCTTTGCCATGCCAATATTTAAAAAAGTGGAGAATGATGGTATTTTTGATTATTATTTAAGAGATGCTTTATTTACTAGAACTGCAACAAAAGATATGTATGATGAAATTGTAAATAAAATAATCGAGCATCATATAATACTTCTCGTAATCGAAAGTAATGTAACAACCGAATTAAAACAAAATATAGAAAGAATATGTAGAGAAAGAGGAATAACGCCACCTGAAATAATAGAAATATATAATACCGTTCCAAAGGCTACGAGAATTGAAAACGAAAAGCACATAATAAAGAAGCAAATGGTGTTTCCTAAAAGAGATATGTATGGAATAAATACTGATGTTGGTAAGTTTATGAGTAACTTAACAACATATAATTCGACAGGTTCTAATGCAAATGATGACGCTCCAGATGCTTGTGCATTATCTGCTAGTGAAATTATAGAGGAAAATAGTCAACCACAGAAAGCAGAACCTTTAGATTTTGTAAGACAATTTATGTAAATAAGTTGTCTTTTTTTGTGTAGATTTGACAAAAAAAGTAAAATAGTGTACATTTATTGTTTGATAAAAAACTAGACACTAGTATAAAGGAGTTGAAATATGAAAACATATGGTCGTTCTGTTATCTACGCTAACTATACGGAAGAACAACTTCTTTCAGGAAATCAAGCACAAAAAGATGCTAAAATATTAGATATATTAAAAAATAGTATAGAAACACATAATACAAATAAATCTGAAAGTGAATATTTAATTAATTACTTATATGGTGACCAAGATATTAAAAATAAAGTAAAATTAACAAGAACAGAAATTAACAACAAAGGTGTCGAAAACTGGGCTTGGGCTTTCATGGATTGGAAAAAAGCCTTCTTATTAGGAAAACCAATTCAATATGCTCCATTAGATAATGTAGCAAATGAGGAAATATCTTTACTTAATAACTATGTTATTTATGAAGACAAAGACCAAAAAGACCAAGATTTATATGAAGATATATTTACAGTTGGTAGAGCATTTAGATTTATGAATTACACAAAAGTAACTGAAGATGACGAAGCCCCTTTTGAATTAATCAATTTAGATGTCTTAAATACTGAAGTTGTATATTCAAGTTCAATAAGACATGAACAATTATTGTCTTTTACAGTTACAGATAAACAATATATAGTTCAAGAGGTTAATCCTGAAACTGGTAAACCTGAATATGTGCCAAAAAATTATAATGAATATACAGTATATACAAGAAATATGATGTATGTTGTTGACGATAAAATGGGCGCTTTAAGAATAATAGAAGGAAGTAGAAAACCTATTATACAAAATATCCATTTAATTAACGAATGGTATACAAACAAAAGAAGAATGAGTTTGCTAGAAATATGTAAAGATATATTTGACGATTTGAACTATGTAGAAAACCTTGATAAAGATGATATAGAAGGTTTTGTAAATAGTATTATGGTATTTACAAATGCCGAAGTTGATAAAGAAGCAATGGATGGTATTAAAACATTTGGTGCAGTTTCAATTAAATCTACAGACCAAAAGAAAGCAAGTGTAGAACTATTACAATCAAGATTAAAGTCTTTAGATACACAAATTTATTATTTAAGAAAGTTAAGTGCTTTGCATAGCATATTGAGTGTTCCAGAAGCAACTCAAAACGGTACTATAAGTAACGCTGAAACTGGTAAAGCCGTACTTACTGGTCAAGGATTTACAAGTGCAACCGTAAGAGTAGAAAACGAAGAAAAAGCATTTAAAAAATGTGACAGAAACGCTTTAAAAGTTATCTTGAAAATATGTAAAAATGCTAAAGATGGGAAAATCAAAAATCTTAATGTTAGTGACATAGATATTAAATTTAGTAGAGATTTAAGTGACAATTTACTTGTTAAAACTCAAGCACTTATGAATTTACAAAGTGCAAATATACCTCCAGAAGTAGCAAATGCAGTAATTGGTTTATTTAGTGATTCTGTAAAAGTAACTCAATTACAAGAAGCATATATGGAACAAAAAGCAAAATTAGCACAAGAAATTCAAAATAGACAAACAAATAATAATGAAAACAAAATAAATGAACAAAACAATGTTACAGAAGACACAAAAAATTTACAAGAACAAGAGCAATAATGCTCTTTCTATCGGCAATTAGAGTATTCGGTAGGTGCAACTCCTACTAGCCGACCAAAGTCTTTAACATTTGGGCTTTCAAATGTTAAAATATATTCTCTGTTAGGCTAGGTATAGGCTGTATAAAATATACTGTATGAAGGAGATGATATTAATGACAAGAGAACAAGCAAAAATAATATTAGGGGAAGGAGCAACAGAAGAACAAGTTACTAATTTACTAAACAACTTTCATGTAGAAGAAAGTAAAAAAGTTAAAGAACTTGAAAGTCAAATTTCTAATTTAAACGAACAAAATAGTAAATATAGTGATTATGATGCAATAAAATCACAACTTGATGAAATCAATAAAGCAAAAATGACAGACCAAGAAAAACTTGAACAAATGAAC